GGCAAGCCAGTAAAAGGATTTGAAGTATGGATGGAAACTGTTGCCGATGTGCAAGTCGGTGATGCAGACCCAAAAGCCATCCAGCAGGAAGCCTAAACAGATTATTGGTTGAGTTGGCACTAGCCACACAAATTCCAATGAGTGAATGGGTTGATGCAGAGGATATTTTGACAGCGATAGAAGTATTGGAGAAAAGGTATGGCAAATGAAACGATTGCTTATAATCGTAATGACATACGCGACATTCTCAAAGCTTTCAAAGTTATGGATGCGCAGGCAACAGAGGAAGCACGAATTCAGTCTGCTGCTTTGGCGACTTACGCAGCTGAGGAAATTAAGACAGCAGCTAGAGGTCGAACAAAATCAGGCAAAGTTGCGCAAAGAGTTGCAGATGGCGTTAGCATCAAAAAATCAAGCAAGATCGGTGAGTTCAGTTACGGATTTGCCAGACAAAAGTTTTCAGGTGGTGCTTCTACGCAAACCTTATGGGGTGGTGTTGAGTTTGGTTCAAATAAATACAAACAGTTCCCAAGTTATTCAGGAAGGCAGGGTCGTGGATCTCGCGGATGGTTCATTTATCCAACCCTTCGCAGAATTCAGCCTGAACTGATTAACAAATGGGAAGCTGCTTATAATCGCATATTGGATAAGTGGGCATAATGGCGAGAGATACTAGGACGCTATCGTTAAAAATCCTTGCGGATATTGATGATCTAAAAAAGAAGTTAGATCAAGCCGATGGTGCGGTTCAAACTAATAGTGAAAAAATTGCTGCATTTGGAAAGAAGGCTGCTGCTGCTTTTGCGGTCGCTGCTGCTGCTGCCGTTGCTTATGCTGGCAAATTAGCTGTTGATGGCGTTAGAGCTGCAATAGAAGATGAACAGGCACAGTTAAGGTTAGCTAATGCGTTAAAACAAGCCACAGGAGCCACAGAAGCCCAAATTCGTGCAACTGAAGACTTTATCCTTCAGACATCTTTAGCCACAGGTGTTGCTGACGATCAATTAAGACCAGCGATGCAAAGATTGGCAGTATCTACAAAAGATACAGGCGAAGCTCAAAGATTATTGGCATTAGCTTTAGATATATCAAAAGGTCGTGGATTAGAACTTGAGCAAGTAGCCAATGCTTTAGGCCGTGCTCAAGATGGTAATACTGCATCACTTGGCAGATTAGGACTTGGCTTATCAAAGACAGAATTGGCAACTCTTACATTTACAGAGATTCAACAAAAATTAGCTGATCTTTATGGTGGCGCAGCAGCTACAAATGCGGAAACATTTCAAGGCAAAATTGATCGCTTAAAAGTTGGATTTGATGAAGCAAAGGAAAGTTTGGGCGTTGCTTTATTACCAGCAGTTGAGCAATTTATTACATTCTTAAACGATCAGGGCATTCCAACCCTTAATGCTTTTATTGCAGGATTAACTGGTGATCAAGGATTAAGTGCTGGACTTGCTGAAACGCAAAGAGGTGCTGAATCATTTGGTAAAGCAATTGGAGTGGTTATTGGCATAGTTCAGGGATTTATAACATTTATTAGAGAAGCAATTGGTTTAGTTGTATCATTAACAAATGAATTGATTAAAGCACTTAATGTAATTCCAGGAGTTAATATAGGATCAATTCCAAATCCTGCTCCATCCGCAGGTGGCAAAAAAGTTCCAACAGTTCCAACTCCTAAAGGTGGATCAAACTTTACTTATGGATCAGGCAACCCACTTTATTTAACTGTCAATGCTATTGATGGCGAGGGTGCTGCTAGAGCTGTTGCACAAACCTTAAATAGTCAGGCAGCTAGAAGCACAACCGCACTCAGGGATAGATAATGACTGTTTTTACACCAGACTGGAAACTGACTGTCGGTGGGGTTGATTATACAGACATAACAATTGCCGATGTTCAGCATCAAGCTGGTCGCACAGATATTTACCAACAACCGCTGCCATCTTATATTCAAATAACATTATTAGCGTTAAATGGACAAACTTTATCTTTTGACATAAATGACAGTTTAGATTTACAAATTAAAAATAGTTCAGGATCTTATGTAACTTTATTTGGTGGCGATGTTACTGATATAACTGTTTCAGTTGGTGCTACTGGATCAATTGCCACAATTGTTGAATACACTCTTATTGCAATGGGATCTTTAGCAAAAACTACTAAAGAAATTTACAATGGCACAATTTCCCAAGATGAGGACGGAAATCAAATTTATACAGTTTTGTCCAACTTATATGCTGGAACTTGGAATGAAGTATCTGCTGCAACAACTTGGGCAGGTTATGATGCAACTGAACAATGGCAGAATGCTTTAATTGTTGGAATAGGCGAAATTGATCAACCCGGCCTTTACACAATGGAAAATCGCGCAGCTGAGCCAGATACGATTTACAACATTCTTTCATTAATTGCCAATAGTGCCTTTGGTTATTTATATGAGGACAATCAAGGTCGAATTGGTTATGCAGATGCAGACCACAGGCAAACTTATCTTGCTTTGAATGGTTATGTTGATTTAGACGCTCGCCACGCTTTAGGTCAAGGGTTATCAACTATTAGTCGGACTGGTGATATTAGGAATGATATATATATAAATTATGGTAATAATTTTGGATCTCAGAAAACAGCTAGTGATGCAACTTCAATTGGTCTTTATGGATACAAAGCTGAAAGCATTAATTCGGTATTACATTCTGCCATAGATGCTCAAAATGTTGCTGATCGATATATTGCCCAAAGAGCCTATCCTCAACAAGTTTTTCAATCCATAACTTTCCCAATAACTAATTCAGAAATTGATAATTCTGACAGAGATAACCTTTTGGGAGTATTTATGGGGCAACCTTTGAATATACAAAATTTGCCTAGCCAAATATCAAATGGCGAGTTTTCTGGGTATGTAGAGGGCTGGTCATGGAGCACTAGATTTAATGAACTATTTTTAACAATCAATTTATCGCCAGTTTCATTCTGGCAACTTGCCATGCAATGGATTACCACCCCAGCCACAGAGGCTTGGAACACAATAGACCCTACATTGACTTGGGAATACGCTACAATAGTGGCGTGATAGGAAAAGGATAAAATGCCAACTACTACCAATTACAGCTGGACAACTCCAGCCGACACCGATCTAGTCAAAGATGGTGCTGCTGCAATTCGCACGCTTGGTTCATCAATTGATACAACTACAAAAAATCTAAACCCATCAACAACTCTTGGTGATATTGAGTATCGCTCATCTTCTGCAAACACCAACACTAGACTTGGAATTGGATCAAATGGTCAAGTATTAACTGTTAGTGGTGGAGTCCCTGCATGGACCACAATTTCAAGTGGTGGAATGACTTTATTATCAACAACAACTTTATCTGGTGGATCAACAACTATTTCATCGATTAGTGGTGCTTACACCGATTTGCTTTTAATTGGATATGGACTAACTCCAACAGCTAGTTCAAATCCTTGGATTCGACCAAATGCAACAGCTAATTTAGTTGATTCATCTATTTCAACAAATTATGGTTCAACAAGCACAACAGAAGGTTATCGATCATCTGACATTAAATGGAATGGTGGTCAAAATTTAAGCAATGGTAATAATGGTTTAATGGTAACAATTTTTCAATATGCTAACACAAACATTACTTATAAGCCTTTTCATTCAGTTTCAAGGACAGTTACTACTGCAAGCCCATCCACAGGAACTACAAATGCTGGTGGAACAATAAATACTGCAAGTGCAATTGATTCAATTCAAATTGGTATTGATTCAGGAAATTTAACAGGCACAGTTTTACTTTACGGAGTTAAATAATGGCTAAATCGAATAAACCTATGATCAGAATTCATAATATTGAAATTAACGAAGTTATTGATCGGGAAATGACTGATGATGAATTTGCTCAACATCAAGCAGGTATTGAAGCAGAAATTGCAAGAAAAGCCGAAGCCGATGCAAAGGCAGCTGAAAAACAAGCAATTGCTGATCGTCTTGGCTTAACTGCTGACGAACTCAAATTGTTACTTGGCTAATGAAGCCATTTTTATCTACAGCTGCTGAAACATTACGCGACCAGATAAATGGAGCGTTTGTGGGTAGGAGCAGGAAAGCTGATGGATGGATTGGCGATAATAAGCACGCATCTAGAAAATCCGATCATAACCCAAGATCTAACGGAGAAGTTTGCGCGATTGACATTGACGCTGGCTTATCTGACCAACAAGGAATTAGTTATGATTTGGCAGATCAGCTTCGACTCGCAGCAAAAAAAGATAAGCGTATTTCTTACATAATCCACGCTGGGAAAATTGCTAGTGCTAGATCATTGTGGAAGTTTAGAAAATATACTGGGATAAATCCCCATCATAAGCATATCCATATTTCATTCAAGCCAAATCAAACTGGCGAAAAGTTCGACATCCCACTACTGAAAGGCAACTAATGAAACTATCTAAAAAACACAAAGCAGCAATTAAGTCATATTTGAGAGCTGTTGCAGCTAGTGGGGTTGCCTGTGCGCTGGCAATTGCAGCTGACCTACATCCTGCTTATGCCGCATTACTTGGTTCAATTGTTGCGCCAATAGTTAAAGCTCTTGATCCAAAATCTGGCTTAGAGGTTGATTACGGAATCAATGCGAAATGACACCAAACGAGTGGGCTGGCTTTGCCGCTGGCGTTTGCGCCGTCGTAACAAGTTTATTACTGGGTCTGCGCTTTCTTATTAAAGGCTGGCTTAACGAATTGCGTCCAAATGGGG